TCAAGCGGCTACTTTACCAGTTTTTGAATGCCTTGTGACAACTTCGTTCACATAACTATTTAGGTAGTAACTTCGTGGACCATCTTTGCTTGGCTGGTCAATTTCTCCTTTTTTGATCCTGTCATATAAAGTCGGCTCACTCATATTCATCCGCTTCGCAAATTCCTTGATACTCACTCGGCGCTCATCTTGATTTGCCATTGCTCTTTTAAGCTCCTGCATTTCATCAAAAATGGCTTGGAGTAGATTATGCTCAGATTCAGTTCCCATCTAAGACACCTCCTTTAAGCTTTGAACTACTGATTCCGGCAACCCAAAAAAATCATTTAGAGTTTTATCAAATTCACCGCTTTCAATGAATTGATCCATCAGATTTACTTGCTTATCAATAGTATTCTTAGGTTTAGCCCACCAAGCTACTGGACCATCCTCTGTGTCGTTAATAGATACCAAGAACCAGTCACCATCTCCTTTAGGTTTACTTGGATTCCAGTAAGCGACTGCTTCAAGCTCCTCCTGATCCCAGTAGCGCTCAGCAACATCTTCCGGAGCATCGAACTCCATCTCAACTTTTGAGAAATCTACATTAAAGTGAAGCTTTAATTCTTCAAATTGCTCACTGGTCATTCCTTCCGAATCACCAATTACACACTCCAGATATTTACTGAATACCGGGTGAGTCCAGAAGCCATATTGATCACGAATAATTTCTGCCGGTTCTAATTGCTTAATCATCCCTTTCTCTCCTTGGCTTCATGAGCCTTCAAGTATTCAAATTTTGCATCTGCCCAGTTCTTAGAATCATATGGGCTTAATCCTTTTTTCTTGCACCAATCAGCGCACCAGAGCCATTGCGCATCGTCATATGGGGTGGGTTCAATTATTTGGTTATTGCTATCCATCACGCCACCTCATAGAAGCGCTTAGCCTCATCAAAATCAGAAGTAATTAACTCAGCACTATCTTTGTAGCAGTGCACGATTTCACCGTACTTAAAAACTTGTTCGGCTTGCTGCATGTTTTTGCATTGATACATCGGCTCTTTAAACCAGTCTTTTGTATAAAACATTTGTTCCTGGTGTTCTTCAGCTGTGCCTTCCCATTCTTGAACCTGAAAGTATTCATCAAATGATTCGATCATGAACTGATTACCTTCAGCTTTAGTCATAGCTCTGTAGCGAGCCAAAGCACGTTCAGCAATTTCCTTGGATGCAGCAGGTGATTGCTCATGAGGACTATCATCTTCAGGACAAATACCTACGCACCACAATTTGTTATCTTCCATCACGCCACCTTTACATCTAAATAATCAGGGTTATCCAGGTGCTCTTCATATTCACCAAATAGCACCTGGCATGCTGCATTGCCTGTTAAATCTTTCTTTAAAAGCACATAACTTAGTGTCTTGCGTGTGCCTTTTCCGCTAAATGTCGAGCTACCATCCGCAAGTTCATTTTTGGTATAACCCAATTTTTCTAGCCAAAGCTTAAAGCCAACTTCATGCTTCTTTTTAATTCTGAAGATCATCTGTACCCCCAGGTGTTCGCAAAATTTCGAAGGCAATCATCAATACCGAATAGGTTGATGTTGCGGTAAGTTCTAACCCGACCTTTGTGCTGCACAAGCAGCACGCGGGTCATAGAAGAGTAGGAATAACTCATGAAGCCTCCCCAGTTTCAGCAGCTTGAATCAAGGCATCTTTGCGCTGTGCATACAGGCTAAGTAGTTCCTGATGATCAGCTGGAAGTAATTTAGCTGCAGGTATTGCTGGTGCCAGTCGTTCTAAAGTTTCAACTGAATCCATGTCATAGATTCGATTGATCAAAACCTGCTTCTTCTTTTTGTCGAACAGATCGATAGAGGCACTACCATGCTCAGCACTTTCCACTGCTGCTTGTTTGCGTGCAGTGTTTTCAATTTGATCAATCAAACTAGGTTGCACGACTTCAATGACTTCATCTGCGATTGGTTCAGGTTCAACCTTCGGCGTGTATTGCTCTGGATCCAGCTCAAGCAATTTATCTTCCGTAAGCTTGCACAAGTGCTGTTGATCTTTTTGATCTAAGTGTCCATTGGCCAGAAATACGTGACGGAATGAAAGAACGTCATCCTCCTTAGTAAACTGATCAATTTGTGCAGTGAACTTTTCAACAAGCTTTACCCGGTCGGTTTCAACTGAATCCGCTTCAATTTCTGTAACTGGAGTTTCAGTATTAATAGTGGCTTCTTGCTCTATGGCTTCAATAGGCTGAATCAGCTCTGGCTCAGGCTGTTTTTCAATATCTGGTACAGCATCACCTGGGCTAGCTGGAATGCTAGCCTGTTCAGTCTCATTCTTAGCTTTGGTTGAGCGTCTCTTTTTAGGTTTGCCTGTATTGTCTATAGTTGGGGGATAGACAATAATTCGACCAAATAGCTCACCCATTGCCACTAATTGTAATTCGGCATTTTCTTTATCCGCCTGAGCAAAACCATTGTCGACAGCTTTGAAATACTCCATGCACTGTTTGCTGTATTTAACCTGTGAGATATGGTCAGGATGAATAATAAAGATTTCCTGATCTTCCACGACATCATCAAGAGTTAAAGGCTTGGTGAAGGTAATACCAGCCAGCTCCATTGTTTCAACCTTGATGCAGAACTCATAGCCTGGCATAGCGAAAATCGTAGCCGGGAATTGAGACAGGTCATCAAAATCCATTAACTCACCAGCTGCACGACACATGATATTTCGGCCAGCCATCATTGCTTCAAAAGCTTCTTTGCTATTTAAAATTTTCATGCTGTCATTGCTCCCTTCGCTACTTGTTCTATTTCATTTTTTACAGCTTCAAATTTAGAAGCTTCTATTTGGTTGAGAGCATCAAGCCCTAAGTGTTCACATACTGTTTTTGCATCAAGGCCACAGGTGTCGATGAAATCCTGTAGATCAGCCAACTGCTCATCAGAAATACCTTTGAATTGAGGTGGATTGAACCAGCGCTTTTTCTCTTTTTCGTAGGTGCATTGCATTTCAGCGCCACGTGCCTTAATAGCAGCCCACATTTCTTTTACATACTTATGCTCAGGCATAAGTGACTCAGTAAGCTGATTTAGATCACCGGCATGACTGGCTTCTTCGCAGACTTGCTTACAATGATTAAGGTCAGTGATATTTTTTAACTCTTCAGCTTGTACTGGAGTAAGAGTATTGATGTGGTCCTTGGCTTGTTTAAGCAGATCTGCAAGGAAAGTAGGGGAATGAGCCAGATCTGGAACAGTAACTTGGCCAGAGCAAACTTCCACACCATTCCCATTTGTATGTATTCGACCTAAGCGACCTGAGTTTTTGCCATGGTGTGACTCAGATGGGTTGAAATAGATCGTACGGAGATCATCTCCGTTCTCATCGGTAGAAGCGTGTAGATAGCCCATAATGTCTGACATGCGATAAAGCATCGCGCTATTTTTGCCAGCCAGATCTGGACGCACAATTTTGATCTTATTCTTACCAGCTTCCTGCTCTACAGCATGAGCAATAAAAACAATATCTTTACCTAGGTTTTCCCACTTACGAACCATTTTCATAAATAGGTTTCCAGCTAGACCCTGCGCCTTTAATGTCAGTGATTTATCACGTTGCAGGTTGTCACTATTCTTGGAAAGATGATCTTTAATTGCATCCAGCATTGCACCTACAGTATCTGAAACAATAGTTTTATAGGGTGCATAGAAGTCATCCTTAAGATTCTCAAGGTCAAGCCAGCTATCAATACGAACAATTGCGCCACGACGCAGCTCAGCAGATACACGATGCTGACCTTTATCAAAGTCAAAAATTAAAGGCTTTTCTGCGGTATGAGCAATGGTACTTTTACCCATACCAGGATCGGTATACAGGTAGCACTTAATACTTTCTACAAGCAGGGTGTTTTCTGGTGTAAATACTTGAATAGCCATCTCAACGTGCTCCTGCAGGACGGTTATTACGCTTAAAGTTCTTATAGTCTTCCGATGCAAAGAAGCCGGTACTTTCTAAAACTTGATGACGCTTGTTTTTGCGCATAGCAACACGCGCATTTTCCAGTCCATCTAAAATCCATTTCGGAGTAAGGGATTTATCCATCTTCCTCAATGAGCCGTCCGGCTGAATGGAATAGATAGTTGTGTTGCAGAAATAGTCAGCAATAGTTCCTGAGCTTTTTACACGTAGGGCAAAATAGCTCACCCGGGTTTTACCCACTCGATAGATTTCAAGTCCTTCAAAGGTCTTGATGTATTCAGAGAAATAACGATGAGTTGAGTTGAACTCAATCGGCATTGGCACTACAGGTAGCTCATCTGCTTTGAATTGCAGGAAACCAGTGTAAAGGTCCACAAAATTAATTTGAGTTCGATCATTTAAAGGAGACCAGTCATCAGAGCCGCATTCACACCAGTAGACCGATTGGCCATTCAAGAGTGCTTCAAAAATTTGATCAGCAGAATTTAAAATCATGACTGAACCTCCACCAAGCGGTGCTTCATGATGTAGCCGGCGATCATTGAATTAATTTCGCGGTGATCCTGGTAGTCTGTGAAGTCTTTATACGGATTGCCATTAGCATCGAATACCTTGATTTCACCTAGTTCAACGACTTCTATATTTGTGAATTCGGAACCTGGTACACCGTAATCATCCGGGTATGCTTCAACTTCAAACGAAGTTATTTCCAAACGGAAACCATCCAGATTTACGACTGCTTCACCGCGCATATCGTCGAGCATCTTTAAAGAGACGATTCCATATTCAGATTGAATATTTTGAGTTGGTGCCACCTGGTCAGTACCAAAGTCAGCAAGATGAGCAAACGCTAAGGCGCTTACAGTTAAGGCAGCGGTAAACAGAGTTACCTTGAAGCTATTGTGTGGAGTTAATTTTGTGTTCATAATTACTTTACTCACAGAGAGAGTGTGGGTCATGCCCCAGGTAGTTACCGCTACGTTGGGGCTTTTCTTTGTTTGTGAGATAAAATATACCTGTGAGGTAAAATAAAGTAAATACCTGTTAGGTAAAAATGGTAAAAATATTTTTACTCTTCAGGTGAAATAAGATTTAATAGACAAAAGAAAACCCATCACAGGGATGGGTTGTTTGGAGTTTGTTAAAATGAGCAAGAAGAAATTTCGAGCTGAATTATATAAAGCTTATGTTGCCTCAGGCATACATGACCATGCCCTTATACAGGAATATATTAAAGTTGCCGAAGCTTTTGTGCTTGATAACCAAGAGATTACTGTTAGCGGTTTTCGTGCACTTACTGAAAAAATTAGCACCAATAACGGCCACTCTAATGGCTCTCGTGCTCTTGGTAGAGAGTAGTTATTTTTTACTCTTTTTTAATGAGCTTACAGACTGCATAGTTAAGCCAATTCCGGCCTCCAGATCATCTAATCGCTTAACAATATGATCTAGTTTAATACCAATATGGTTATGTTCCATTACCGCAATAGGAACCCCGCAATTGGAGCATTGTACAAACCAAAACAAAAGATCTGACTTGCCCAAGTTTTGGCTTGAAAGCTCAAAGCTGTGCGATCCACAGCTACCGCATTTTGTTTCTGCCATATTTTTCTCCACCCGATCCAAGAGCCGCTCGGGTATGCGGCAAGGTATTTTTATGAAATTAGAAACGCTTGTTTTAATAGAAGATCGGCTTCATCCCGGCTCAACCCAGATTTACCTGGAGCACATAAAAGAAGATGTGCCTGAATTTTTTGTGCCAGTAGGCGATTACAATAAGCCGATTGGTTATTTGAAATTTAAAAATATCGCTAAAAAAGGCTGCTTTGAATTAAGCTCATTAGAGAGCCTAGATTATCCCAACCCGCATCCACAATTTTCGTTGACAGGTGTTTTATATTCTCGGCAGGCAGCTCTTGAAGCGCACCACGCAATTTCTGCTTATCAACAGGCGATAAATCAGATTGATCCACCTTAAGTTGAAGTATTGTGCGTATGGTGTCAGCCTCAAATCTTACAGTTACCACACCTAAAATAGCTGAAAGACCACCATCATCTTTTAGAAAATCCAAGCCTTTTTCTGTGATTTCCGGCTTCATGATAAGAATGGAGCCACCACCATCTCCAGATTTACTATGCACCACTTTGGTGGAGTTCTCGGTAAGAAGGCCATGACCCTTGAGATAGTTCAAATTGATAGCAATTTTATGATACTCAGCACTATCTGGCTTTCGCTCATAATCAGTCCATACAAATGGGTAGCACTCTGCGATCTTACTTAACAACTCAAGCTGTAATTCTCGATCCAATATCATATAGCTTCCTGCTTATTGAGCCGCGTCGGGTTCGCGTTTTTTATTAATTAGTCTCAGGTGATTTGCTTAGGGCTTTATCCTGATACATTTTTTCATCTGCCTCTATGATAGCTGCTGATAGACCGTATGCTGGATTTCGCATTGCAAAACCAATTGCAGCACTAATGCCAGCTTTTGCAATAGCAGTTTGAATTCTGGTTGCAAGTTTATCCGCATTTTCTCGGTTGGTTTCAATACTGAGTACAGCAAACTCATCACCACCTAGACGAGCGACAATATCATTATTGCGTACAGTGTTTTTGAGGGTTAAAGCCATTTTTTGAATGAGTTCATCACCTGCAGCATGCCCCAAAGTATCATTGGTGATTTTGAGGTCATTAAGATCAATCATGAGAATAGCAACAGGGTGACCATATCGCTTGCAGCGCTTTTCTTCTAATACAATTAACTGGTCCCAAGCACGACGGTTAAAAAGGCCAGTCATCGGATCGGACAATGCCTCCATTTCAAACCGTTCAGCTTTACGTATGTACTCAGCGGCTTTTAATTCAGCTTGAATATTATAGCTAAGCACTTGTGCTAGCAGCTCAAATAATGGAGCTTCCTCGACCAGATTTTTAGATTGAGGTTCAGGATCGATTGCACAGAGAGTGCCAAAAAGGGACCCATCTTCTTTATACAGAGGTTGGCCGATATAGGCTTTAATTGGGACTAAGTGATTTATAGGTGCGTCTACGTAAACTTGAATATCAGGTGAATAGGGGGCAATGCGGGGCGCATTATTTTGTACCATGTGTGAGCAGAACGAATCTGCCCATCGAAATACTTGTCCTGGCTTAACGTTATAGCCATTATCTTCACTTAGTAAGACAATCCAGTCATCACCTTCAGTACGGGTAATCATCCATAACTTAAATCCAAATCGTTGAGATAAGAATTTTAAAATAGCTTGGCCAGCCTCTTCGAAATTCTTAAAGTTAATATTATTCATTAAGTTAGTCCGTATTTGTGCTAAGAGAGATATGAAAAAACAATTTTTAGACTACAGCGTCATATATTATAATTTTAAACTGATAGGAATATTACTTCATATAATAAAAAGACAACCCACCACTGGGGTAGGTTGTCCTAGAACAATAATCTTATTTTTTGTATTCAGTAATACTGATAGGTTTGTCTTTCATAAACTCTACAATACCTTCACCAGCTTTGAAGTGAATTGAAACACCATCATTATTGGCTAAACGCATACCACTTCCTGAAATAGCTCGCTTAAGGTGATAAACCTTGCCAGAATTATCTGTCATTTCTGCAGTTTCAAAATTATCCGAAGATTTCAATTCAACTGTAAGATCCATTGGACCAGTAAAGTTAATTACCTGAGTTTCAGCCGGAGTATTGCTCACAACTTTTTCTTGTACCACTTCGTTTTTTGGATTTGAAGTACAGCCAGTAATTGCTAATCCTAACAATGCTGCACCTAACAAATATTTCATTGATACTTACCTTTCTATTTATGAATCATAGGTATCTTTATATTAATTGTTATAATGTAACATTTAAAGACAAGGTTACACTTACCTTACATAAAGAAAACCCGCGGATAGCGGGTTAGTGATGCTTTACTTAGTTATTACAGACCTGGTCATGAGAGGTCTTAAGTCCAATATAAAGATTTAATATTTCAGAAGTAAGAAAGCTTTAGCACTGAATAGCATCTTTCTCTTTGTAGTGATCCAAAACCAAATCCATATCAGCCAAAAGTGCAACTTCAGAGTATTCACCGGGTGATAGCTTCAACAAGTTAGGCATATAGTTCTTTTTATACTCACGCGGGTAATCCCTGCATAAAATTTTTATTCGTACATCTTGTGTGGTGAACTCTGAGTCTAACTTTTCTATGTATTTACTAAGAATATTATCTGAGTTTTCAAGAGCTGTTGCAGTTGTGATTGGATCTATATCTTCACTAAGTTGCTTCTCACAACCAGTGAAAGCCAAAGACAAAAGTAGGGTGATAAGCGCAATGTGTTTCATAGTTATAGTTTTATTGTTATTGGAGTTTGAATTATAAGCAAGTTTGTAAAAAAGAAAACCCACCGATAGGTGGGTTGTTTGGAGTTTGTTATGGATAAGAATCAAGAATTAGAACGTGGCATCATTCCTGCCGGAACACGCATCAGACTATATGAAGGCTCAATCACACTCTTGGAGGATGCTGTGGTGGAAGCAAACCAGGAGTGGATTGATAAAGCTATTCAGGATCAGAATGATTTTTATAGTGGAACGGGTCGCACTGGCAATTCACCTCTTACTTCAAGCGATTAACAGCATCAGCAATATTGGTTGGTAAATTTTGAGAGGCTTTATTGTTTAAATTAATCTCGGTGATAAACAACACATCATCATTATCAACATGTTTTGCTAAAAAATCCCTAATTTGAATCGCACTATATTTTGACTTAATAATGAATTGAGAGAGAGTCACCTTAACCCAGACGGTCTCTGATATTTTATCAATCCCCTCATTTAAAAGAGCGTAGTTTTTTACTTGATGTAAATCATAAGTGATTGAGTAGGTCTTCATTTTTTCTCCACCCGATCCAAGAGCCGCTCGGGTATGCAGCATTTGATTAACTGTTATTAATGTTTTATAATCTATACATGGACCGGGGATTCCCAGTCGGCGAAAGGCTCTAGCGTTATGTTAGGGCCTTTTGTTTATTTGTTATCTAGGAAATACTTTTAATCCATAACCGTGGTATCCAATTCCAGCCCCCTTACGGCCATTCGCGCTATAAAATTTATACTTCAACACATCAAATGCTCTATTAACTTGTTCAGGCTTTAGGACATGATTGCCTATAGGGCGTGCAACCAAATCAGCAATTTGTAGTCCTGATGAATTTACTTTTTTTGAAGCCATTTTGATTTCAAACGGGAGGCAAATTTTTTCGTAATTATTCCCGTCACAAACTCTCCTAAACTCAAGCTCTAAATCCCTGTCTTCCTGCAATCCACGCTGCTCAAAAACAATGAAAGTCTTCTTATCTTGTTGATTTTTCTCCACTAAAAACTTATAGATTCTTTCCAAGCCGAACTCTAAAGCAATAAAATATGGATTTTTGGGAACAGTATATCTTTGAATTAGAATATCTTTTCTAACAACACAAGAGATTAGAATAAAATTTGTTTCTTGCATCAGTTCAGTAAGGTCGCTTAAGAGAGCTTCTTTTTGGTCTTTGGATGAATAATTCTTAAAATCCCCCGTACCTTTGAGGATATCCCTTTCATGCATCACAATAATATCGTGACCAAAATGCTTAAATTTAAGTTGCTCTAATTTCTTGATTACAGTTTCTGTGTAATATCTTTTATGAAAAATACAAAAGGCTAGAACAAAGACAGGGTACTTTGTGTTGTAGCCATTTACGGTATGGTCACCACTTTCATCAACATAAACAATATAATCGCTAAACTCCATACCCCACTCCAATACCAACTAAGCCGCATATAGCGGCTTTTTTATTCATACAGCCAACAAAAATTGAGTTGGGATTTAGAGCGCAGAATACTTTTCTAAAAACTCATCTATCCATCCTTGTGCCACTTCAAGATTGGTTATGTCCGCCAACTTTAGATTAGTCTCTTCTGCTTCGTTAAAGCCCTCAATAATAGCTTCAAAGATATTTGCCTCACTAATGACCTCACGTGCTATTTCAGCAGCGTCATAGCTTTGCTTGGCCTTCTTAAGCGAAGCTATTTGCTTATCAACCCCTTCACCGATTTTACCTAATGCCAATTTAAATTCTTGACGATTAATTGTTAGCGCAGTTTTGGATTTATTAAGTGTTGCGATCATTGTGGTTTCCTTCTTAGAGATATTTTATTAAATATTTTCAATCAAAGAGCGGTGTCGGTTCGCATTTTAAAAAGCCATTGAGAACCATGCTATGGCTACTCCTGTAAAGAGTAACCCTAGTCATATTTATTCATCTTTCTTATTAACCATCTTTTGACCCAGTTTTCCTTCCTTGCAAAGTTGAACGATCTGATCATTGGTATACACAGGAATAAAACGGCCTTTCCCAAGTCCTTTAATTAGAACCTGAACATCGAAGGCGGAGAGGGTCACACCTTCATTGTTTTGCGCAGCTTCTTTAAGTCGGTCTACAACTTGATTAATAGGTAGTTGTGAATGATCCATTGTATTATCTCCTTAAGGTTTAACTAGAGCTGATTCCAGGCGACCAATAAAATCAATTTCATTAAGCTGCTCATTGGTAATAAATTCATCTGGATAGCGAATCTTGTCAGGATTATCGCTTGCAAGCCTTACAGTTGTGCTACCTGCATAACTGATGAAAATCCTTTTCATTCTTAGCTCGTAGTTATGTTTAAAAACATATACCGATCCACTTTTAAGCATGCTTGGATCTTTATCAGCCACATCAATAAAGAGAGGGCTATCTGGTGCCACAGTAGGCCACATGCTGTATTCGTCAGAATAAATTACCCGCAAGTTTTCAGGCTTGGCCTGAATACCTAAAATTCTTAATAGTGATGGGTCAATATCTAAATATTCACTTGGATCTTCTAAATAATTCTCTATCCCACTTCCACAAGAGGCCTTTACATCCCTATACACCGGTATTCTCACATTGTTTTTTTTAATCCCTTCAGCACCACGAAATTCAATGGGCGCAATTTGGATCCCGCTTTTATTTGAAATATCACTTAAAGGCATGGTGATGGCATTTGCCTGATCCAAAAAACCTTTAGGCTTACCAAAAGCTTCCTCTATTTTGGTTGCAGTCTCATCGCCAATATTTTTGGTCGGGTTTTTCCCGATGTATTGGCTAACCAAATTATAAGAAATCCCCACCTTTTCAGCAAAATCAGTACGACTCAACCCAGATTCCTTCATTAAGTCTCGAGCATTCTTAAGCCGTATTTCATGAATTTGCATCAAACCAGACATGCCAAACCCCATTATTAAATCCATTACTAAATTTACCTGTTAGGTAGAAAAAATAAATACCCTGACAGGTTGAATAAATTTTACCTAAAAGGTATATTTAATATTAATTTACCTATCAGGTGTATTTTCATGCGAAACCTATATGATTACTGGAAATCCTTAAGCGAGGATGAGAAGCATATTTTTTGTTCTCGTGTAGGGGTGTCTTACGGCTATATGGAATCACATTTGATTCATGGTCGTAAAAAACCCCGCATGGAAACTATCCAAGCAATTGTTGATGCTAGCAATAACAAGCTATCCCACAAAAATCTTTTTGACTTCTTCCTAAAGAAGACCCCAATAGCTGCTTAAACCAATTATCAATCAGTAATCGTTTTAAAGAAACGTGAACAAAAACAGGGATTCACATGATTCTAAAGAAAGAAACAAGAATAGCGATTCATCAGATGATTAATCAGTCCGAAGGATTTGATCCAAAGGATATTGCTCAAGTCACTGGTGATGCGCACAAGACGATTTGCAACTATGGCAATCCAAATATGGAGAACCATGATCCAAGTCTAAAGAAGTTTGAGGCGATCATGCTTTTGACCCAAAACCCGGTAGTTCTGAAAGTTTGGGCGCACATGCTAGGTTTTGTTCTTATGCCGGCAGGTGGAGAAGGCACACATCGTCAGATGACTATCGTAGAGGCATTACTTCAAATGAATTCTGAAACTGGAAAAGCCAATCAAAAGGTTTATGAGGTTTTAGAAGATGGCATGGTGACGCCACAAGAATATGCGGAAGCGAGCGAAATTCTTAATCGCATTATTGAAAACGCTAAAGCGGCGGATATGGCTTTAAGCAAGCAAATGCATAAATTCACACAAAAAGAAAAAGCCTGATTTCTGAGATCAGGCTTTTTAATTCGAATTCGATCGGAGAAAAGAATTGAACATGAAGTCAAATCTAGCACATGAACCACCGCTACCTCAAGGGCAAGTAGTTCATTTCCCAAAAAATGAGCGCAAAGCTATGTCGAATAAAGAAGAGCGCTACACCAAGATGCCTAACACGTTAATTGATAGCCAGATTATGGCTCAACTGAACGATAAGGCATTTAAGTGTTTAATGTTTGTCATGCGTCAAACCATTGGATTTGACCGCGTATCTCACCCAATCGCCATCACTCAATTTCAAAAATATTGCGGTATCAAAAAACGCGATACGGTTATGTCATGTATTCGTGATCTGGAAGAACTCGGCTTAATCAAAGTTGAGAGAACAACAGGCTGTCTAAGCGAATATCAATTTACTCCTGACCAGTACCGCGAAAAGGGACTAGTACCAAATGAAGGTAGTACCCTTAAAGGTGACGGGACTAGTACCACCAAACGGGACGGGACTAGTACCGCGAAAGGTGACGGGACTAGTACCGTTGAACGGGACCCTATTAAAGAAACACTTAAAGAAACATTTAAAGAAAACTTTAAAGAGAAAAACACGCAAGAAAATTCAGTTGATCAGGTTCTAAAACTTTGGACGCCAGATTTACATTCTTTGAATTCCTGGTTACAGCGATCAGGTGAAACTCCGATGACCCAAGAACTGGTGAATCAGATTTTACTTGAAGTGAATGCCCATTACGAACCACGTTTGAATGCAGGTCAGATTACAGACACCCAGATGTATTCAAACTTCGTGAAGTGGATCAAACGTAAATACACTCAAAAACAAAATTCACACTCTGCAGCACCCGCCCAAAACAACCGCAACGTAAATCAAAACTGGGGCCAGGTTCAACAGTACGCACCCGCAACCGATGACATCGACTTGGAGGGCTTAGTATGAATGCAGCAGCTCTACTTGGTTCAAAAATTCAGATCAGCTCTGAATACTGTGACCGCCACCAGATGCAAAAAGTTCAACTGGGTAACCAGTCAATTTGCAAACAGTGTGCATCTGAAATCTTAAATCAGGCCCATCAGGATCATGCAGCCTCTGTCAATCAGATGGTTCGTGAAAAGCATTTTGAAGGCGCGAAGTTACCAGGTCGTCATGCAAACAGTGGTTTTAAGGAATACATCACCACTAACGACGGCCAGAAACATGCCAAAGCTCAGTGTGTGAAATTCACTAAAGACTTTCTGGAAGGCATCACTCGCAATCTGATTATGGTGGGTCGTACTGGTACTGGAAAAACCCATTTGGCATGCGCAGTCGCTCGCAACGTTCTGGAGGCGCGTAAATACGCCCGCTACGTCACTTCTGAAGATATGGCTAATGAGATTGCCAACGCTTGGAAAAAAGCCGATGACAACGAAGCCAACGCAATCTGGCGCTATACCGATTATGACCTTCTGATTCTGGATGAATATGGATTGCATGATCGCCATGAAAACCGCCTGCAACTGGTTCACAAGGTTTTATATGCGCGTTATGACGCAGGTAAGCCGACCATGCTGATTTCAAATATGACCAAGGATGATTTGGCGACTGATTTGGGTGATCGACTATGGTCCCGGTTCCAGCATGACGGATTGGCTGTGGTTGAGTGCAATTGGATGGATCGGCGTGTAGGGGGTGGAGTGTGAATACAACAATTGAAGAATTTTTGAAAAATGGTGGCGAGATTAAGCAAATTGATTCTGATGATCAGTCAAAAATCCATAGGAAAGTTAGCTTTGAAGATCAGATAAGTTTGATGCTTTTTGCTTGTTATGCCACTACGCCATTTTCAGTGAAGGACGTGCAAGAAGCTGTTTTTGATTTCCATAGAACCACTATTTACAGCCTGCTTCAGGAGCATGTCAAAGGTGGTTATTTGGAGCGTGTATCAGAGAGTCATTACCGTGCAACTGCATATGCCAAAGACATTATGAATGTAAAGGGTGAAATTGCCGTATGAAGGATCTAAACAAAACATTGATGTTTATTTTCATGGCAATTGGCGCCGTCGTTTTGAGGATGTGGTGTGAATGACCAGCTACTCAATCGCTGAATACAAGAAGATGGTTAAAGCTACCAAGCCGAAAGGGCGCTCCAAACGCCCTAAGGTGAAAGGCGAAAAAGTACAAAGCGAAGGTGAAGTAAAACTGGCCACTGCGTTAAAAGCTTTAAAAATAGATTTTGAGCAGGAATTTAAATTTCACCCTGATCGTAAGTGGAAAGCAGATTTTCACTTAGTAGACAAAAAGATATTGGTTGAGGTTGAAGGTGGGATCTGGAGTGGTGGAAGACATACCAGAGGCAAGGGGTATATCGGGGACATGGAAAAATATAACGCCGCAACAATGATGGGTTTTCAGGTAATACGGTTTAGTACAGATCAAGTGAAGTCAGGTCACGCGATCCAGCAAATTGAGAAGATGGTAGGGGATTTGGGATGAATGCGATGGTTGAAAAATTTGAACAGTTTGAATGGTTGATTCGGGGTACTACAGCAAAGTCACCTAACTTTGAGCCTGTGGTGCATGGGACTAATGAGAAGCCTTTAACGTATCAGGATAAGTTGGGTGCCATTGCATCAATGGATACCGATCTGGCGAAGGCAATTGCTTCAGTCATCGTATTTGGCCCAGCAGCTAAAGCTGATTTTGATCATGTACAGGAACACCTGGCAAATATCATGATTTTAAATGCGGTCCAAGATAAACGTCGTGAACCAGATGGAATCAAGATTAAGGATTTAGCTAAACGTGTGGCCTTTATGGTGATTCAGTTTACTCTAGATCCGACGTTTGAAGAAAACTTCACAGCTAAAGGCCGTTTATACGCAGCTGGTATTGGTGCTCATCAGATGACACTAAAAGCCTATGATTGCACATGGAAACAGTATGAAAAGTTGATGGCACTAGCGATTGACTCTGCAATAGATGAGGCAGCTAAAGCTATTAGAAAGTACAAGAAAAATACCTACAAAGAATTTGAAGCATAAAGCTAGTAATATTTTTCTGATTCAGGTATTCTTTTTCTATACTGGTCGTATTACGGTTCAACCGAGACCAAGTGTTATCTGATAAAATGTTGACTGCTAGGAAAGACTAGTAAAGGCTCATCGAAAGGTGGGCTTTTTTGACATTATTTATTCATAAAATTAAGTGATAATGCCTTTTTGTTTTTGAGCTCTAATTGAAATGGCGATTTTAACTGTTAAAAAACTAGAAGATACTCTCGGTAAATTAGTGGCTGAAGGCAAAAAGCCTGAAAAGATTTTATTAGGCTATAAAGCGTATGGCGAGCTAATGAATGATCGTAGCTTTTTTGAGGAAGTGGCTGGCTCGGCAATGGATCCAAACAAACGAAAATATAAAAATATTAAAATTAAGGTCACTCAAGACGAATACCAGTTTAACGTGAAATGTCAAAAATAGGTTTAAGCATCAAGGAAAGCTCGCCAAATGGTGGGCTTTTTTAATATTTTCTTAATCAACAAGATGTCATACTTGGAACTATATTCAGAGCAAGTGAGTATAGTTGTGGAACGTAAAAATCTTATGTTTGTAGGCGGAATATTGTTCGCGTCCATATTTTTATTATTTTTCTGCTTCTATCAGTATAAGTCTGATAAAAAAAGACAGATTGAAAATCTTGAGAAGATAGTTGAAAAGATAGAGGCCTCCAAATAGATTTCTTGAGGCTAAACTGAAAGCTCATTTCAATATGGGCTTTTTTTGATGCTTAGAATTTATTACCTGAAAAGAAAATTAACTTAAGTTCAACATTTGAAAACAGTTTCTTAATATTCTCTATACTTTCTGATCAAAGCCTTAGTGCTATATTGTTTTTGCGATAAGAAGAAGACGTAATACGAAGAAAGTGACTACAGCACTGGCCCACTTATTTTGACGAGTAAGTGGGCTTTTTATTGCCTGTAAAAAGGCGACCCAAGCCTACTGGAGTGCTGACCAGCGGAACATGCCTTCGAGTAAACTTCCTTCGGGAATCTAGACTAGGGAGTAGCGTCCCGACCTAAAGAGGATTGAAAGCAAGTAAAGCAGACCGTGCATGTTAGGTGTGTGTGATTGTGAGTAGCGTCTGGCCCTGCGAAAAGGGCTTTTTTATTGCCCTGAGAAATACTAGTGTAATCACACCAAGTTAAAATGCTTGATTAACCAGGAAGGAATCTTGCTTAGTTCGACACAGTTAATGACATTATTTCAGCAATGAATATTATAAATTTATGTTTTATAAGTAAAAATAACTGACATTTCTTGCGACATGATTGCTTGATTGTCCAGGAGTAAAATCATGCTTAGATTACTGATGTGTTTATTCGGCCTACACGGTGCGACTGAGATCGACTACACGATTGATGATGAAGAAATCAAAGTGTGTCGGGATTGTTTGAAAGAAATAAAGTGACTTAATTCAATTTAATCGTTAAAATCACTTAGTAATTAATAGTTTATTTTTAAAACGAGTTAGATCTCAAATATAATACATATTATCTTACCGATTATTCAAAATCTCCACATTTTGGATTTCAAGTTTCGCCCACATCGACCCCAATGATGTGGGTTTTTTTTGACTAAAAATTGCCGAACGTATTACGGCGTATAAAAGCCCCTCGCATTCTAGATGTTGAGGGGTTTTTCTTTTCTTATTGGTGGTACCCATGACAGATAAAGTACAAGCTAAACAAGACTTAGAATTTTGCAGTGCTGAGCTGTCTAAGTATCAGAATCTTAGTCGATCAGGATTGACACTAAATGAGATGCGAACCATTGACGGCATCATGATTAAGTTGAAAGAGCGTATTAAGAATTTGCGTGAAGCGTTGTATGCGTGATGCTAGATGATTTGAAGTGGTGTTGTGTAGAATAGATATTTCAAATTTCAAAAAGCCCATCAGGTAGATAGGCTTTTCTTACTAATCAAAAGATTGAGCGATGATTTACTTTTTATCTGTATTTTCTTTTTGATCATCTTGCTCTTTAGTGGAGGTTGTATCATTTTGATTGGGTTTATCTTGTGTAGGCTTCTGTGTATGGTTTTCTGATTTAGGCTTGTTTTCAGTAGCATTATTTGAAAATTGATTGAAAGAAGCTTTTTGAGCGGTATTTGTATTAACTAACATAGTTTTCTCAATTTTTGTTGCCGAAGATTCGACCTATTCAGAGTGACATACTAGTAGCACTTACAATGGGATGATTTGGAGGGGTAAGTGTAGATATATGTAGGATTTAAATGTTTATATCTTATTTATATTTCAAAGGTTTTTATAATAAACCGGTCGCCAGATTGATCTGTATCACTATTTAAATAGTCAAGGTATTTAATTTATATCTTCTCGATACATTGCTGATACAAGGGGTGTATATGGATGAAAAAGAATATTTCTGGAAAACCAAGAAGCGTCCAATCAAAACCAAACCCCGCAATAAGCCACTACCGAAAGCCAAAGAAAAATACTTAGAAGCAGAAGAAACCCTATTTCAAGAATTAGAAGAACATGCCATTGGTTATCGTCGAAAGTTTCAATTTGAATCAACCAAAAATTGGCGGTTTGATTTTTATATTGTGAAGCTGAACCTTCTTATAGAAATTGTGGGCAGTCCATGGGCGGTTGGTCGTGGTGGGAAAAAGATAGCGAATTCATTTAATAAGTATGATCTTGCTGAAGATCAAGGTTATACATTTGTGCGCCTTGAACCTCATCAGATTGAATCGGGTTATGCAATTAACTGGATTCGAAGTCAGTTAGAGAGATTAGAAGATGGAGCAGTTCAGACCATTCCCGCCGCCGGATCTGATTGATCAGGCTGAGGAAGAAGAAGCCATACGTTTGGCACCGGCACCCGAGCTTAAAGAATGGGTCGTGAATAACTGGTTAACTTTAGGCGGTGAACTGCATAACCCGGATCATGATCATATTGCCGAGCTGCTGCACGACAATGAAGAGTTCCTTGCATTCGCATGGGCTTCATCTGCCGCCGTAGCGAAAAAACGTATGGTGCTGGGCCAATGTGAAAAGGTCATGTTTAACCAAGGTGGCTGGAAGAAAGCACGTCAAGAACAGCAAATGCGTGATTGGTACGGCTTTGTACCTCAGTACCTGATCACTGTGGATGCTGCATTCTGTGAACAGGCTTCAGATCGTGAATTCTGCCGACTGATTGAGCATGAGCTGTATCACATCGGCGTTGAACGTGATGAAGATGGTGAGATCATTTATAGCGACCATACTGGCTTACCTAAGCATTACCTGGCTGGCCATGATGTTGAAGTGTTCTTTGGTGAAACTAAACGTTGGGGAGCAGATGAGTCTGTAAAACGGCTTTTGGAAATTGCCAAGAATGCACCGTTTGTATCTGAAACGAATATTGCTGCGTGTTGCGGGAACTGTGTTATTGGCTAATTTTTTTGCCCATTTAGGTTGACGTAGGTTGACAGGATTAAGGATATGGCAGTTCTTAAAAAAGAGATAAAACTCTTTATAGTTCGATCACTTGCCAGATTTAACACACCTACCGAAACAGCGGAACTCGTCAACCAAGATTACGGGGTGCAGGTTACAAAGCAGCAATGTGAAAAATATGATCCAACAAAGCGTGCAGGTGAAAATCTAAGCGATGAATTGAAAGCTGAGTTTGAAGTAACCAGAAAAGACTTTTTGGAAAAACCTCAAAATATTCCTATTGCAAACTTGACTGTTAGACTTCAGCGTTTAGAAAATCAATATCAAAAGCATGGCAAGAATCGAGTAGCCGCTTTGAATATTTTGAAGCAGGCTGCCGAAGATATGGGTGGTAAATATACCAACCGACAGGAAATCACTGGTAAAGACGGTAAGCCAATAGAAACCATCAATCAGAATGTACCTACGGATAGCTACCTGAAAGCAAGGGAGCAGGTCTTAGATGAATACTGACCCAGCACGTGAACTGGCAATACAGATTGAAGCTCAAGAGGATCTGTATTTCTTTTCACGTTTTATGTTTAAGGAACGGCGCAAGTACAAGTGGCTACATAACTGGCACCACCGTGTGGTATGTGATGCATTAATGAAGGTGTATCGGGGCGAAACTAAAAGACTGATTATCAATATTCCACCCCGATATTCTAAAACTGAGCTCGCAGTGATTAATTTCATGGCCTGGTGTTTTGGCAAAGCGCCTGACAGTGAGTTTATTCATGTCAGCTACTCAGCCACACTTGCAGCCAATAATGCCTTCCAGACGCGAAACCTAGTACAGGAAGAAGCATACAAACGTGTATTTCCTGATTTTGCATTACGTGATGATAGTAAAGCTAAAGATGACTGGCGCACTGCAAAAGGTGGTGTCTGCTATTCACAAGGTACTGGCGGTACCATTACTGGTTTTGGTGCTGGTAAATTTCGAGATTCATTTGGCGGTGCAATCATTATCGATGACCCACATAAAGCCAGTGAAGCACGTTCAGATACGATCCGTAAGGGTGTAATTGAGTGGTTTCAGAATACGCTTGAATCTCGTACCAACTCACCAGACACACCCATTATTGTCATTATGCAGCGTTTGCATGAGGAAGATTTGGCAGGCTGGCTACTTGACGGCGGTAATGGTGAAGAATGGGAGCATCTTGAGCTTTCAGCCATTCAGCCTGATGGATCAGCGCTATGGCCAGAGAAACACAGCATTGAAACGCTTGAACGAATGGAGCTGGCAGCGCCGTATGTTTTTGCTGGCCAATATCGTCAACGACCATCACCACCAGCAGGTGGTTTTTTTAAACCTGACAATATTGAAATTGTGGATGCGCTACCTGCGGATATCACTCATCAAGTACGTGCATGGGACTTGGCTTCTTCTGAAAATGAAGGTGACTTTACAGCAGGTGTACGTGAGGCGAAAAGCCGAGATGGGTATATCTATATCGTCGATGTGCAGCATGCACAGTTAGGCCCTGATGGCGTTGAAAAGCGTATTAAGCAAACTGCGGAGTTGGATGGTAAGTCAGTTGCTATTCGATTACCTCAGGATCCAGGTCAGGCAGGTAAAGCTCAAGCAAAGAACTTTATTACCAAGTTATCTGGTTTCAATGTAAAAGCTGAAACAGTCTCGGGGGATAAGATTACACGGGCTCAGCCTTTTGCAGCCCAAGTCAACGTAGGAAATGTGAAAATGCTGCGCGGCGACTGGAACAAGGCATTCATTGAGGAATTACGCAACTTTCCCAATGGTAAGCATGATGACCAGGTGGATGCTGGTAGTGATGCATTTAATGAATTAAATGAACCTCCACGAGTAAGACCGGGCGGGGGTGGCTCACGCAGTTTTTAATCAAGGTTTTTAATATGGCAAAATCCAAAAACAAGCAGAAAGAGACCAAGCCAAAATCAGCCGGTTTGTTGACCGAAGTTGCTGTTGAAAAACTGGCATTCAGTATGGGGCGTGCGGCTGATGTTGATGAGGTCTTGCGCAAGGCTGGGGTTACCCGACAGCGCTTAAGTGTGCTCATGGCAGATGATGAAATATCCCAGGCTATGGAAACCCGGCTTGATTCGGTGATTAATGCGCCATGGCGATTGAAAGAGGATCATGGGGAGCAAACCGAGTTTTTAAAGGAGCAGGTTGCTTATTGGCACAATGAAATTATCACCGGTGCATGGGAAGCATGCCCATTTGGCTACTCAGTCATGGAGGCCAATTACCAGGTTCTTGAGGATGGCAGGTTTACACTTAATGGCATTCAAGTGAAGCCACTTGAGTGGTTTGAGCCAAAGAATAACGGTGAACTAATTTATCGTGAGCCACAGGCCAATACAGAAATCAATGTATTTCAGAAGTGGCCATTAAAGTTCTTTTTAACTCGACGCAAGCCTTCATTCAAACAACCCTATGGCGATCCACTACTATCAAAGCTGTATTGGTTATGGTTCTTTAGAACAAACTCCACTAAGTTTTGGGTTAAGTTCTTAGAGCGATTTGGATCTCCGTTACTTGTGGGTAAGGTGGGTGGCGGCAGTCGAACCCAAGATGATATTGATGCCATGACCTCGGCATTACTAAATGCTCATTCACAATCAGTTATCTCGATTGGATCTGAAGATGATGTAAATACAGTAGGTACAAACTTCTCGGGTGCAGGTAGCTCAGCATTTGAGGCATTTGATACTGTTTTAACGCGCCGTATTCAGAAGGTTGTATTAGGCCAGACCCTCACATCGGGAACTGATGGCACAGGGAGTCGTGCGCTGGGTGAAGTACATGAAAATGTACGGATGGATAAGCGTAACTCCGACTTACGCATGATCACCCCGACCTTTCAGGATATTGTTGATGCAATTTGCTTCCTAAATGGATTTGAAAAGCACACGATTATTTTGGGTGGTGAGCAGGATTTAAATGTCAAAGTAGTTGAGCGTGACCTAAAGCTTAAAAACTTAGGTGTTGAGTTTACTGATCAGTATGTAATTGAGACGTATGGCATCAAGCCTGAGCACTTCAAAATGCGTTCTGAGCAGCTACCGGCGAATACTCAATTCTCTGCATTACCTCGCCAAGCATTCAACTTTAAAGCATCAGCAAACAAACTATCACCTGAACAGCAAGAAGTTGAAGAATTGACTGACGGCCAGGATGAATTACAGCTACTGAAACCGGATCAGGTCAAGGAGTTGGTATTCAAGTCTGATAGCCCTGAAAGCTTGGCTTATAACTTGATGCAGTTAATACCTGATGCAACTCAGACTCAGTTCACGGCCAATCTGGATCAGGCTTTGTATGCTGCGGATGTACTGGGATATGTGACGGCTCAAAACGGGAAGTAAGTTATGCAACCAGTCACATTCCTTGAGGCGCTTCGATTTGCTCACAATAAAAAGATCGTGCTACCTGATGAGTTCTATTCAATGGACTTAAAGACCCGACAGATGGCAACTACGGTTAGCTTTTTATCGAGTCTTGAGCAGATTGAGACGGTTATTAAGGCCGTGAATAAATCAATTGCCGACGGCGGTACTTTTAAAGATTTTCAGAAGCTGATTGAAGAATCTGAAATCATTCTGCCAAAGCACTACCTGGATAATGTATTTCGTACCAATATCCAAAATGCTTATGGTCATGGTCGGTGGCAACAACAGCAACGAAATAAGGCCAAGCGACAATATCTGATGTACTCGGCAATCAATGATAGCCGGGTACGTCCTAGTCATTTGGCTCTGAACCGGATTGTATTACCGATTGATCATCCATTTTGGCTGACACATTATCCACCTTTAGGCTTTCGTTGCCGGTGCACCGTGATTGCCTTAACTGAGAAACAGGCACTGAAATACGGTATTACACCTGATGATCTGTTGCCAGAAATTGCCGAGGCTTTGGATTGGAGTTCTCACCCATTGCAGTTTGGTGAACTTGAATCACTGGTGGATAAGAAAATCAGTGCTTCAAGTTTGGATAAGGAATATCTCCTCGAGCAGAAAGAAGTTATTAAGGCTGAATGGACGGTGAGTAAAAAGCTCACCAGTCTGTTTGCTCCGATGGATGAAAAGACTAGGGACTTATTCGATACTGTGGCCAATACAGTAATACCACTTGATCCAAGCATTCGACCAAGTGCGATTCGCACCTTCTTGGACTATGTGCAGGGAAATGATGCCGCACTGACTGGCTATTTAAACTCTGCTACAGGCTCACTAGCTGATGATGTACTTAAGCGCTGGCTGAGTGCAGACATGGCAGCGATTCAAACTGTGGCAAGCAATACGGCTTCAACCGTAGTGGGTGCTGCGACACTTAATCAAGTAGCGGCTTATCAGGTGGGGCAGACAGTTCAATTGAATGCGCCGTTGCTGATGGCTGATACAGCTTCAGATATCGTGATTAAGATTGAGAATGCTAAAGGGCTGGGCATTGATCTGGATATGTTAAATGCTGGTAATGGTGTTCTCATGCCGATGGGGCTATCTTTTGAGGTTGTTTCGATTGAGACGGTTGAAGGGCAAATGGTTTATACACTAAAGCCTTTATTAAACTAATTTAAAAATGAATATGACCGCCTTCTGGGCGGTTTTTTTATGGAGCATGAAAAATGCCAGATCCAAATGAAGAACGGCTGAAGTATTTATTCAATGCCTCAGCAATCGAAGTACCGAAAGCCGAAGAAGGGCAAAAACGAAAATTCAAAGGCACTGCCTATGCCGGTGGTCGTGTAGATGGTCACTGGTATTGGGGACGCTCTGGCGTGGTCTTTGATCTTGATGGTATCGAGATTGATAAGCCGACAGCCTTATTAGAAGAACACTTTGGCTCAAGTCGAATCGGTGTTGTTCAAACGGTAGATACAAACGGAAAGATTGATGTATCTGGTGATTTCCTCACTAATGCCAAAGCACAGGAAATTGTCCAGGACTCTGATGATGGTTTCCCGTTCCAGATGTCGATGATGATTGATCCGGGATCGATTGAAGAAGTGTCTCAAGGCAAGACAGTCACTGTGAATGGTCAATCCTTTGAAGGCCCGCTCACAATCTTCCGTCAAAACCGTATTCGTGAATTTACGATCTGCTCGACCGGTGCTGATCGCAACACATCAATCAAAGCCTTCTCGGGCAAAGCAAACCCAAACCCAACCAAAGAGGACACAGACGTGACCGAATTAGAAAAAACACAACAGGCCAAAGAGCAGGCAGAGCGTGAACGTGATAATGCCCTAGCTGAACTTAAGCAATTCAAAGCACAAAAGCGTGCTGATGAAATTGCAGCTTTAGAAACTGAGCTGAAAACACAGTTTAGTGCTGAAGATAAAACAGCTTATACCAATATGGACGATTCAGTTTTTGCCTTCACGGCTAAGCAACTTCGTCAGTTCTCGGCAGGTAGCCAACAGCCGCCAGCTACACCACAGGCACAACAAACACCAAGTGTGAATCCAGCATTTGCTCACTTGTTCACTCATCAAGCCAATCCGGGGCAGGGTGGCCAGTCGAATAATACCGACACTCACAAATTCACTTCTGGTGCACAAGCATTTGCAGAACAAAAGGGGAAATAATTCATGGCTATTCACTATGTACCGCCTATTTCGGTCACTTCAAAACGACTGATCCTGGACAATGAAAAATTACGTCGTGCTAATGCCAAGGTGCCAACCGCTACAGCATTTAAATACGGTGATCTATTAACGCTGTCAGATACTAATGTGCTGGCCCATGCTACTGATGAAAAAACATGGGATGTAATCTGCGGTCAGGATGTGTCGGCTGCAGAAGCCACAATCAAGGCCGCTGATGGAATCGAAATTCCAGTGTATTACGGCGGAGTGTTCAGTATTGAAGCTGTATCTGTAAATGGAACCTTGCTGACTACTGCTCAATATGACGCAGCGCGTGCACAGGCAACTAAAAACAAAATCGAACTTTCTAAGGTGTAATTAACATGCCACAGTCTTTTAATCTTGAGGGCACTCCCCTCGAACTTCTTGATGTGGGTGAACTCGCACTGATTCACTCGAATTACCGTCCGATGGATACCTGGCTTTTAGACAAGCTTTTCCCAAATCGCCCGTTATTCACCCGTGATGATGTACCTTTGGCTGAAGTATCTGCCGAACATGATCTGGCACCACTGGTATCTCCGCAACAGCCTGGTAAGCCATTTGATACTACTCAATCTGGTGAAGTACGCCATGTTAAACCGGCTTACTACAAGCCAAAGAACCAAGTCACTCCGGCTGAAACTTTTGAAATTGCCTTGCTGGAACGTTTACGTACCGCAGGCATCATCTCTACTGGCAACCAGCGACTGTCTGAGCAAGAGCAAATGATCATTGCTCAGATCTCGGTAATGAAGCGTAACCATGATGCGATTGATAACTCGGTCCTCATGATGGCAATTGATTTACTGAAAAATGGTAAATACGCGCTTCACTCCGATGATTATGAATACAACCTGGTGGATTACCGTCGTGATGCTTCTTTGACATATACGCCGTTGGTCAAATGGAATGAAGCGGGTGCCAAGCCAGTAACGGATATTCGCACCATGCTTGAACGTCAATTGGCTGCTGATGGTGGTGAAGCTAAGCTGTCTGTTATGTCTGGCTTGGTTTGGGCGGCTCTCTGGAACAATGAAGAGTTCAAAAAAGAATTCATCACGCCGTATGCCGGTATTTCTGTTCCAGTGAATCCAAGTTTTGGTGTTAAGGAATCGGCGACCTTCAAAGGTACTTTTGATGGAATCGAATTCTGGGTATATGACGCAACTTACCGCAACAAGGGCAAGGTGAATCGTTTTATTCCTAAGGATTACTTCTCTTTGATCTCTGATACCAATGGTTCAGTTGCTCACTGTAAGATTAAAAACATGCTGGCCAACGGCGTTGCTCAGCAATACTTTGATCGTCAGTGGTACTGCGAAGATCCAAGCGGCATCATGCTGATGACTGAATCTGCTCCACTGGTTGTGCCGTCTAATAAGAACGGTGTAGTTGGTGGTACTGGCTTTATCACTCTATAAGGAGCAAGACATGCCGAAGTACACAGCAAAACAATCCATCGGGCACTTTATGCCAGGTGATGAAATCAAAGGGCTTGAAGCTAAACAACTTCAGGCCCTTTTAGCATCTGGGGCTATTGAAGAATATCAGGAGCCGGAAGAGCCAGAAGCAGACAATACCGCTGCACGTTTGGCTGAGCTTGAAAAGGCCAATGCTGAACTGACAGCTGCGAATAAAACCTTAACCGAAGCCAATCAGACAGCAGCTGCTGACAAGGCAAAGGTAGATCAAGAAGTTACCGAGCTAAAAGCTAAAGTGGCTGAACTTGAAAAGGCAAAGTCTGCTGCAAAACCTAAAGCAGATCCAAAGCCTGCTGACGAAACCAAATAGGTGATTTATGTATGCGACTAAAGCTGATTTAGTCGCTCGATTTGGTGAAAACGTACTTAACCTTGCACTCATGTTTCCTGCTGATGCTCCAGATCCATTAGAGACAGCATTGCAAGATGCTTGTGAGGAAGTGGACGGATATCTAGCAGTACGCTACCCATTACCCTTGCCAAATGTGCCTAACAATTTAAAGCGAATAGTGTGTGAAATTGCTCGCTATAAACTTTATTTCGAGGAAGCACCTGAAGCTACCGAAGTCCGTTACAGGATGGCGATAGATTTCTTAAAGGGTGTACGGGATGGCAAAAACTCACTGGCAATTTTAGATACCAGTAACCAAATTAGCGACGACCAACCCAAAGGCAGACCTTCAACAGCACCGGTCGGTACTTCATATACCGGTGGCGTATTTGGGGATTCTATCCTGGATCAAATGCCCAGCATGAAGTGAGGTGCTTATGGCTTTTGCAATAACCATTCAGGCAGATAGTTCACCGATTGAAGCAATCCTTGCTCGCTTAAACCAGTTCGATGTCGATAAGTCAAAGATGTTTAACGACATTGGCGATGCCATGCTTTATGCGACAAGAAAGCGATTTCAATATCAACATGATGTTGACGGTAATCCATGGAAGGTTTCATGGCGTGCTCGCTTGCAAGGCGGGGAGACAGGACGTAATGATGGGCATTTACTCAATGGTATGAGCTACAACGTTCTGAGCAATGGCGTAGAGTGGGGTGCTAATCAAACCTATGCGCATGTTTTTCATTATGGTGCTCATATCACCCCTAAGAACGGTCAATACATTACGTTTGCGGTGGCAGGGCAATATCGAAAAGTAAAAGAGGTGAACATTCCATCCCGTACTTTTCTTGGTATTAATTCGGAAGATGAGGCGAAAGTCTTAGACATTGTCGGGAGTTTTATAGATGAGCACCTTCTTCGCGGTGCGTGATGAGATTGCAGAAAAACTGAAAGAGATTCCAGAATTTCTAAAGATCTATACGCCGTTGAATTCAGTCAGCGTAACAGAGATGTCGCAAGTCACGCCGTCGGCACACGTCAATTTTGTTCGTATAGATAAAAAGGCAAGTGCAGGTCGTGGAAGTATCAACCAGATCGGTCAGCAATGGGCGGTTACGGTGGCATGTCGCAATGCTCAATCTCAAATGACCGATGGACGTGCTGTAAGTGATGAAGCGGGGTTTTTGACTGAGAAGGTGATTCAACTGCTTTCCGGCTGGCAGCCTCAGGCATCACGAACGGCACTAGAAATGATTTCGGTTCGGGATGGGTATAGTCCAGGCTTTGCATACATCACCATAATTTTTGAATCACAAAAATTCATTTAGGAGCCAGTCATGGCAAAACAATACAAGGCAACGCAGCCTGTCGGTCGCTTTAAAAAGGGCGATGTCGTTGGCGGACTGGACGATGCTCAAATTAAAAAATTAGTGGCAGATGGTGTGATTCAGGAAGTACCTGAACCTAAATCTGCTCCAGCCAAGAAAACCACAGGGGATGAAAAGTAATGGTTAAATCAGATTTAATCTCGCTTCAAGGTGAGCTTCATTTGGCGAAGATGGTTAATAGTGTGCCATCTGCCTTATTGCCCGTTGGTAATACACCGGAATTACAGATTGCAATCTCTAGTGAATCCACGGATCACTATGAAAGTAAAACCGGCCTCCGTGCTAAGGATGCGGTACTACGCAAACAAACTGCAGTGGCTATCTCTGGTACGCTTGAAGAAGTAACAAAGCAAAACTTAGCAATGGTCCTAAGTGGCAAATCAATCGAAATCCCTGAAACTCAGCTGACTGATATTACTCTGGGTGCTGTAGAAGCTGGCGCCATGATTGATTTAGGTCACCGCAATTTAAGTGAAGTGGATTTTAAAGACAGCTCGGATGTTGCCATTACTTCAGATAAATATGTACTGGATGCAGTTTACGGCACAGTCATTTTTAATGAAGCTATTGTTGGTTCAGTTAAGTTTTCTGCCAAAGCCGGTGCTAAGACACGTACTACAATTGCAACTAACCTAGGTAATGAATATCGCTTGCTGTTTAAAGGCATTGATACTGTTACAGGCGATAAGGTGATCTTAACTTTATGGCGCGTCGAATTTTCGCCAGATACCGAGTTTGATCTAATTCATGAGGACTTCGGATCTTATTCAATTGAAGGTGAAGCACTGGCAGATATCTCTAAAGCTAATGATGAAGAGCTAAGTGTATTTGGTCATATTGAGCGTTTTAGCGTAGCTGCATAAACCCATAAACCATACAGGCACAAAGAACTCCACGGCGCTATGCGTCTTTTTTTGTGCCTGCCTTATAGTAATAAGTCTTAAAACATTTAAGATGAAACTTAATAAATAGTAAAAAATAAAGATTATGTAATCTTTTGTTATTCTAATTTTCATCTGATGGGGATATAAAAGATATTCAGTTCATGTTAAGAATAAAACTGCTATGACTAAAATAGAAATATTTGTCTCCATCCTAGCCGTAATAATTATTTCTACTTTTATTTATCTTGTATGTCAGTAAGTTAGTAAGCTAAGAACCGCCTTTGGGGCGGTTTTTTGATAAGTGGAAGTTTCACCTGGCTATATAGGGTCAATTTTAAAAAGACTTAAAATAGTAAAACATAACTTTACAAATCCACTCTCCCGAGGCTTTAAATAAGATTGAAAATTAATGTAAAGTGTCGCCCTTAATACATGGGGATATTATGAAAAATTTAAGCTTATTCTTTTTTATTATGATTTTAGCTGGGTGTGGACACGGGGAATCTATTGGTCAGCATCTTGATTTAGAAACAATCAAAAAGGAACAGCTCGAATTTGCAAAAGAAGCTACAAAAGAATTCATTCCCAATCCTGATTCAGCTAAGTTCCGCAATCAAATAGGAGAGTGTGGAGAGGTAAGCTATAAAGAAGCAGACGGCACAGATATTGGTTTTCAACGTTTCATTGTGCTTCAGAAAAATATAGTGCTTGTAGAAAATCAGACGGATCAAAAGCAATTTGAGTTGTCATGGAAGAGTGCTTGTACGCCAAGTTGGAATAAATAATTATAAGGCCCTCATTTGAGGGCCTTACTTTATTCACCAGATGATTCAGATTTTTGATCTTTTTCATTTCCATACTCTAAAGCAACCTGTTGCGCTTCAGCTGCAGCAGTGGCTTCTATTGGAATCGAGTCAGCTGCGATAGCAACGGTACCGGTAAATCCCATTAAAGCTAAGATTAGAATTTTCGAATACTTTTTCATTTGAATTTCCTCTACGTTTCTAAGACTTAATTTCAGTGTAGAGAATGATTTAAATCGTGGATGTAGCAGCTATGTCGGGATATGTAAGATATTCAGGTCTAAAGTTATAGGTTTCTAGGTTTGCGTAAGAATGCTTTTCGGTTGAAACTTTTTGTTGAGTTGCTTAACGAAATGTTTGAATGCTTCAGTAGGTAGCTACACTCTAAAGAAACTTCCCTAACTTCTAAATCTTTGTAACATCCAATAATTTTTTTGTAATCTTTATGTTATAAATTGTTTGCTTTGCTTATCATATGAATAATGAAAAGTGGAGCACCGAAAATGCTAACAAAAACAGAAATCATTGTTGTCATTCTAATGGTAGTAGCCTTAATTTTCATCGTGTATGAGATGGGACAAGGTGGTAGTTGGACTTTATAGAATTTAGCCTTTATCAACGGTAAAAGAAAAGCACCTCCGGGTGCTTTTTTAATGCCTAAAATTTAAATCGAGACATCATCATGAATGATTTTTTCCTAGCAACAAATCGAAGCATCAAAATCAATGACATTGAAGTGCGTCAGATCCAGATGAAAGACTTCGACACCTGGGCAATGCATGCTGAGTCGTTAAAGAACTTCATCAAAGACCAAAATCATTCAGATGAGATTTTGACAGAGCTGTTCAAAGCTCATGGCGTGCAGGTGATTTCGACCATGGCGTGCGTTACCGATCTGGACAGTGAATCACTGGTAGAACTTGCCGCTGATGAGCAAGGATTTAAAGAGCTACTTAAAGCAGTGCTTCTGATCAACCAGGCTTACTTCAAATACGAAAAGCCAAAACGCGGCATCAAAAAGAAAGATGACTCCACCTGGTTTGATTCATTCCAGTTTCTAGTATCAATGGGCCATCAGCATAGCGAAATCATGGAAATGACCTATGGTGCATTCCAAGGCTACGTTAAGGCTGCAAATAAGCTGTATAAGCAGGGAGTCTTCAATAACGCCGTTGCAGCGCGTGTAGCCCAGTCTGATAAGAAAGGTTTTGAGTCATTTAAGAAAGAAATGGTTTCTGATTGATAAAGAAATAAGCAAACAGTAGTATGGCCATATTAAATCAATACTTATAAGGGGTCATATGGGAAGTTATATTGAAGAGAACTTGGCTAGAGATGAGAAAATCATTATCAAAGCACAAGTGACATGGTTATCTCAATTCTGGTATTTGTTGTTCGGGGGGCTATTTATTTTATCTGCGCTGGGATCAAAGAGCGGAGTTTCTTTGTTTATCGGACTAATTTTAATTGGGATAGCTGCTATACATGTTCTAACAACAGAGCTAGCTCTAACAAATAGACGTATCATTGCTAAGTCTGGATTAATTCGAAGAAATACAATTGAATTAAAAGTAAATCGTGTTGAAAGTTTAGGGGTCGATCAAGGCATCTTGGGGCGAATTCTTAATTTTGGGTCTATTGTAGTTAAAGGGGTGGGTGGCTCACATGCACCAATTCCATATATTTCACGACCAATGGAATTCAGACAGCAAGTAAATAATTTTCTCGATGAATTAGATGATGCTGATAAAAAAGTATCGTAAATCAAAAGCACCCTAGGGTGCTTTTTTGATGCTTCTCATATTTGAGAATCGCTTTTAGATTCTCAAGCCCTTCATAACAACTTGCGTGTAATTATGGTTAAGGATTAGAACTAACCTGAAAATTGATTATATAGTACAAAAGGCGAAAAGATTTCTCTATCACATGAAGAGAAATTGCAGCAAGGTTTAAAAAATTATAGGGATAAATATGAAAAACGGTTTATTAAGAGTGCTTGTTGTTAATGCAAATGATTCTATCGTTGTAGAAAAGAAGCAAACACTACCTATTACTTTAAGTGTAAATGGCCAGTTGATTAGTGGTGAATTAATATCAAGAAGTGAGTTTTTCACTCTCGAACAGAATGTAATCTTAAAACATCATATAGATATTATTGATGCACAGATAGTCGAAGAAAAAGGCGAAATTCCAGAAACGCCAATGGATGAACTTCAATATCTTCATCTAAAAAATGCTGCGTATTGGGTGAATGGGGTTAAAGTTCCTTCAAGCCAAACAAGTATAATAGTCAACATAGACTCGGTAGATGCATTTAATCTCGGAATGCTGCAATCTAGCCAATAGACTCTTTTAATTATTGCATAAGCTCACTTCGGTGGGCTTTTTTTATACCCAAAAAAAGCAAAAAGCCCATGATTACGAGTCACGGGCTTTTTTGTGTTCACAACCTTATGGCAGAAGGAAGCAAACCATAGATGAATTTTAACCTAGATTTAAAGGTTGATAAAGCAATGAATCAATTATCAGAAAGTAAAGCATTAAGGCGCTGGACCTACATTGTCTGTTTCTTGGTGATTGTAGGTGTAGGGACATGGCAATTAGCACCCATACTACAAGCCATAGCAAAATTAATAGAAGTTCTTAAGTAAGCCGACCCAATAAGAGGTCGGTTTTTTATATCTGCTGCGCCTCAAGGCGCTTTTTTAATGCCTAAAATTTAGAGGTCAGCATGTCTGGTAAGAATTTAACATTCAAATTAATCATGGATGCCGACACCAAAGGATTTGTTGGCAATATCAAGCAGTCCGAAGATGCGGCAAAGTCTGTTTTTAGCGCAATAAAGCAAGAATCAGAGCGTTTAAAACAAGCAACCACTGATGCTTCCAAAGAGATGGGAAATATTATTCCTAAAGGCACCAGTGAGTTAGCAGACAAGCTTACCCAGTCCCTAAATGCTGCTACAGGCATTATCAAAGATGCTGGTGACAACGCAAAATCTACAGCAGGGAATTTTACTGATTTTGGTAATAGAACCGAAAAAGCTTTGGGCCAACTTAAAGGGGATTTAGCTCAAGCCAAGCAAAACCTTGAAGCGTTTTCAAAAACTAAAGCTTCACCTGCAGATATTGAAAAAGCACAAGTCCAGGTTGACCAACTAGAAAAAGAAGTACAGCAAGCAGATCAGGCTTTTGATGGATTTCAGGCAGAAGTGGGCAAAGCCAATACAAGCCTAAAAGAAACGGATACAGCTGCTCAGACGGCACAGAAGGGAATAGGGGTACTAAAAACCGGATTTACCGCCCTTATTGGGGTTATGGGCGGTATTGGTATTGGTTTGGGCCTTCGTGAATTAGCAGAGGCCGCGGATTCCTATACCAACCTTTCAGCTCGAATCAACATTGCAACCAGTGATGGTGGAAACTTCACCCAAGCCATGGCTGGGGTGCACCAAGTTGCGTTGATGACCAACTCAAGTCTGGATGCCACCGCGGGTCTATTTACGAAAGTGAATGATACCGGTAAGCAGATGGGGATGACCCAACAGCAAAGTCTTGATCTGGTCAAAACAATTAATATGGCCATTCAGACTGGTGGTGGATCGGCAGCTGCAGCTGATGCAGCAATTACCCAGTTCACGCAAGCATTGCAATCAGGTGTGTTACGTGGTGATGAGTTTAACTCAATCATGGAGCAGGCTCCGGGCATCTCTAAGGCCTTAGCTCAGTCATTAGGTGTAACCACCAGTGAACTGCGTAAAATGGCTGAGAATGGTGAACTATCGGCCGAGAAAGTTATTAAGGCCCTGCAAAGCCAATCAGCAGCAATTGAGGCTGATTATGCAAAATTTCCTACCACCATCGGCAATGCTTTACAGAGAATCGCTACACAGTGGCAAATCCTAATCGGTGAGATGGACCAGGTAAACGGCGCATCAGCAACGGTAGCACAGTGGCTGGTAACTCTTGCTGACAATATGAGTGTGGTGGAGACCATACTCGAAGATATTGGTGAAGGCTTTATCTGGGTAGGGGATCAGCTTAAAAAAATCGATCCAGCCACAATTGAGGCACTTAAAGAGGCATTAAGCACTACCTACGAGACTATTCAGTCCATGGCTGGTTCTTTAGGCAATGGAATTGGAATCGCCGTAGACCAGCTTGATACGTTGCTTGGAGCAATATTTAATTTTGAAAGCGGCATAGATACAGCAACAGATAAGACTAATGGCTTCACCAAAGCCTTGCAGGCTCTCAATGTAGTATTTGGATTCATTGGTGATGGTTTTGAAGCAATTAGTATAGTTGCCAACCTGCTTGCTGGCGTGTTTTATGATGTTGGTGCTGCATGGATAGGGTTTAAAGCCAATTTCAAATGGGGCGATGCCAAGGATCAGGCTATTGCAGATATGGATGCAATGGCCAAGAAAGCACAGGACTATTATGACCGTGCAACTGCTGGTGCAATGGGCTTTAAATCTGCAGGTATTGCTGCTATTGAAGACATTGGAAAGACCCAAGATCAGAAAAACCAAGAATCCCTGCAGAGCAACAATGCCACCTTTGCAGAACTAGCAAAGCAGAATCAAGAATTTACCCAAAAGTCTAAAGATTTGGCAGCAGAACGTTCTGCCATCGATGCGCAATTAAATCAAGCGCGCAAGGATGGCAACCAGTCGACCATTGATGCAATCATTCAGAAATCTAATGAACTGGAGGGCCGCGAAAAGGAGCATGCAGCCAATAAAGCCGCATTAGATAAGGATATGCTGGCTTCTGCTCAGGCTTATGCCGAGGCAGCTATCAAAGCCAATGGCGGTGTTATGGACGGCGTGATGCAGGCCGATCTATTAACCAAAGGCTATATCGTCACTATTGATGAGGCTGGAAAGGTTAGTGTTCAGGCAAGCCATAGTGCAGAGCAGGCTGCCGAAAGTGCTGCTAAAAAGGAAGAAGCTCTCAAGCTGGCCAAGGAGAATGTTAAGAAAGCCGATGAGGAATATCTGGCTTATCAGAAACAGGCTGCAGCTGAACGTGCACTCCTGGAACAACAGATTGAGCAAGCCAAGAAGACTGGTGATCTAAATGCCTTAGCCTCCGCTCAAGCTTCAATTAATGCCATTAATACCAAAGAAGCTGAGCTAGCCCAAAACCGTGATTTACGTATAGCTGAACTCAATAAGGCTAATACTGGATCCGGTCAGGTGGCTGAAACAGCGTATTCAAGAGCATCTGCTGCTGCTAAGCTGTTTGGTGTGGATCTGGATGTTTCGCTAAATAAAGTTTCTAAGTCTTTTTCTAGTTCCGGAAATGAACTGGATGGACTTAAGACCAAGTTGGGTGAGGCAGGGTATACCGGCAAACAGGCTGGTGATGTTCTTTACCAGGCATGGGAGGATTGGCTTAGCAAGGCCAAAAGCCAGGCGGAGATTGATGCAGCAAATGCAAAAATGCGTGAGTTTGAGGCCCAAGGGGTATTCTCAACCAAGCAGGTTGAATTAGGTATTGTTGCAATAAAGAGAGCTACTTCTAAGCTACCTGATACCTTGGATGAAACAGGGAAGGCCTTTGAGCGTCTCGGTATTAAAACCAAAGAGCAACTTCGATTGTCAGCTCAAATGGCATTGGCTGATTTTGAAACAGTACGCCAGAGTGGCCAGGCTACCCAAGCGGATCTTCAAAAGGCCTATGAAAAAACAATTCAACTAGCTTATGCCTCGGGTGATGCTCAAAGTATTGCTGCAGCAAATGCCAAAGCCGCTTCACTAGGTCTATCGATCCAGGTAAGTGAAACCGGCCAAGTTTCAGTGAAAGCCAACAATGCTGTGGAAGAAAGCTTACACCGTGTTCGTAATGCCACAGGTAATGCGGGTGATGGCTTCGATGATCTAGGCCGTAGAGGCGTTAGAGCAGGTAACGATACTACTGAAGCGTGGGAAGAAGCTCGCAAAGCAACGGAAGCAGCCATGGCTTCTCAGGGCAAGATGAAGGCATCCAAAACCGGAACGACCGCTAAACACGGGCTTTCTGTTGAAGAAATTGAACAGAGACTTAAGGATATTGGTTATGAAGGTGATACCAAGCAAAAAGCCAAAGAGCTCTTCCAAGATGCCGAACCAGTGGCGGGTGGTTATTACAAATCTGCTTCCAATGAGTGGGTCAAGAGAAAGTATGGGACCACTGCCTATGACAACCAGAAGGCTCTTGGTAATGCCATGTATGTTATGGAGCAGATTGAACGGCTGGAGCAGTATGTTGGCAAGAATGGTAGATCAATCGGATCTAGTAGCCTAAATGACTATGCGCCGTCTATTCCTTCCGTACCATCAACTAAAGACTATGGTAAGGGTGGTGATAGTGTGAATTACAACATTCAATTCGGAGGTCAAACCCTATCCCTTACAGGCGATGCAAGCCAAAAGGATGTGATGACCAGCCTGGTAAACCAATTAAAAGGTATAGCGAAATCAACATGAAACTCATTCGCTTAAGCACATCAGAAACCGTCCCATTAGAGGACGGTTTTTTATGGCCTGATGAATTCTCCTGGAAGGCTATTGAGCAGAATCAAGCCTATGCCATGGATGGCACTTTGCATATTCAGGAAGGCAAAAAGAAGTCGGGCCGGCCAATCACTTTACAGCCGGCAGATCCGCAAATGGGCTGGATCAAGTTACGTGAACTACGGACTGTTTTGGAATGGTCCAAGCTGCAGAATGAAAATTTCAGACTGCAGTTTGAGCAACCACATGATAGCCGGCAATTCACCGTCAAATTTAACCACCAGGATGGGGCTTTAGAGGCCGCACCGGTAAAAGGAATTCCAGCGGTATCACTGGATGATTATTTTAATGTGACTTTACGCTTTACGGAGTTAGACGATGGCGATTGAAACTAAAGATTTAGTGATCTACAAGTCTGAACGCTTGACTGATAACTCTGATGGCGGTGGTAAGTATTCCGGTGTTGTGGTCCAGGATGGTATCAGTAATAACCTATTCAATGATGTGTCGGAAATGGATCGCACCATGGGCGATGTGTCCATGCGCAAGGTCTTTCCGGCAGTCACGACTGAAGATATTGATTTACTCATGGGAGCAACAGTATTTGTCTCTGAACTGCCAGAAGATCCAAACGTATCGGCATTGCTTTTCAGTACCAAGAACTGGACGGATGAGCGCCAGTCAGCACAGAACCGGGTGGAAAACTACCTGGCTAAAGGCGGTCAGATTGCTGGCACACCACTGGATACGCACTGGAAAGGCATGTCATCACTTCAGGTGGCTATGTTTCCACAAGAAACCGAATCATCAGTGGGCGATACGATTGTCCTGATCAGTGATGAAGGTAAGGCTTTGGAGCGTGAACAGTATGTTCGCATCACAAAAGTTGAGACTCGCACTGCCATTATGGTAGTGGATGGCAAAAACGTGGAATACAAGATTGCCACTTACTCATTAAATGATGCTTTGGAAATTGATTTTGTTGGTTTGTCTGCTCGGCAGTGGTACAACGGTGAGAAATCCAAGACCATTATTCGTGACACACTTGTGGCTGATACCGGCCTGTATTACTCATCGACAGCGCTGGCATCTGATGCAAACGTGGGTGAGTTCACAGTCAATGCTAAAAGTATCTTTGCTCAACTCATTCCATCCGCCCAGACCGAAACCCCGATTATTGATGTGAATGCTGCTGGCGAAAGCGTGGTGCTGGTAGCGGGTAATGAAGGCACGATTACAGTCAATTATCCGAATATGGTGATTGGTGTCAGTCAGAACCTGTATATCGGTTCAGCAGCGATTCCGTCGAGTATGTCTTTCACCTTGCAGGGTCAGCAGATTACCGACCAAGGCGGATTGCTTAAAAACACTCAAGGCACTCAGGTTGGAACGATTGATTATCAGCGTGGTTTGATTCAATGGACTGCAGCAGCACCAGCTGGAACTATAAGCCTGAATATTACATTTAAGCCGGCAGCTGCACCAAATCAGTATTACCAAAGTCACGCCATTCCAGTGACTCAGAATAATCAGAGTACCAACTGGACCGGAGTATTGATTCCAATTCCAGCACCAGGCGCTTTGTCAATCTCGTATATGTCACAAGGCAAGTTCTATGAACTCAAAGATGATGGCTCGGGGCAGTTAAAGGCTGCGAGTTCGTCATTTGGTTCGGGCATGATCAATTATGAAACCGGCTCATGGCTATTAACGACTGGCGCACTGCCTGATGTGGATACGCCGATCCTGCTGAACTGGGGTACACCGATTGTCACTTTTGTGCGCTCGAATTTAACTGTTGAAAAAGCTGCGTTTGATTTTGATTTAGGACGACCAGGTGTGTTGCCGGGCATAACTATTAACTGGATGCTTGAAGGTGAAGAGAAAACGGCAACCTCTAATGCGCAGGGTAAGTTTACTGGTGATGCTACAGGTGAAATCAACTATGCAACCGGTATTGGCAAGATCATTCCAAACAAGTTGCCTCAAAAAGGAACAGCTTTCTCCGTGATCTATAACTATGGATCCTCACTTGAACAAACCAAGATGGATGTTACGCCTGCAAATCAAAAGCTGACCTTTACCATTGGTACCGGACCAGCAATTCAGCCAAATAGTGTTGAGTTAAAAATTCCACTTCAAAGCAGTGAGGGGATTGCAGGGTCTGTAACCCTGACAGATGTGCCGGTGAATGCCACCATGGGGAATTTAGTGAATAGCCGTGGTCAAGTGCAAGGCACCATTATCTATGCTACTGGCGCAGTTGAAGTCACACCAAAAAGTTCAGCGAGCAGATTTGTGCAAACCTTTACACCTATGGCTACCTATGCGGCTGCCTAGCGAGGAAATATGTCTTTTTATTCTCCACAAACGTCAGATATTCAAGGCGAACAGGTTGAGCTGAAGGCCTTTAATGCTGTTGATGTTCAAGTGAAATACCGAGATACATCTGGATCTAACTCGGCAACGCATACAGTGACGGCAAACAAGCTCAAATTGGATTTATCCTCCGGTTTTGATGAGCAGATCCTCACGGGTTCAGCCCGCTTTAAAGTGGGTGTCGATACCTTTTTGGACCGTACTGGCTTGCTGTATCGTAATGTAAATCCAGCCAATAATAGCGGGATTCAGTCGGGTGTCATTCAATACGGTACCGGGATCGTTGAAATTGACTCCTGGACACCGAATGCAGATAACACGATTACTCTGGAATCCTTAACCACCACAACCGACCTACTACCGGTCAATAAAATCAGCTTTAGAACGCCGATCATGCCGATCCGGCCACAATCTTTAACTGTGGTGGTTGGCACCATTGAATTTGGCCAACTCACACTGACCGCCGATGAAAATGGCGTAATTGAAACCAGTCGGGCGCATGGTCAGGTCAATTGGGAAAATGGCTTTGTCACGATTTACTTTTACAGCAAAACCAAAATCACCGAAGCCAATCGGGCGGAAATTGAAGCGAATGACTGGTATGACCCATTGCTGGAATATCAGGAGGGAGTCGATACTTATATCAATGTGCCAGTTTGGGTAGATGCTTCATCAGTACGCTATAACGCAGTAGCTTATACCTATATCCCACTAGACTCTGAAATTCTAGGTCTGTCTGCTACACGTTTGCCGATTGATGGCCGTGTACCGATTTTCCGTGTCGGTGGTATCGGGATTGTCAGCTCAAGCAAAGCTCAGGAATTACCAAGCGCGATTGCAGGGACTACATACGATCTCAATGATCAGCGCATTTCATGGGCCGAACTTGAAGATGCTAATGGAGCGAAAGCCGCTTTCGATTTGTACACAGTTGATTATGATTATGGCCGTGTGACGTTGGGCGGTGACTTCGCACTGGGTAATCTGGTTGCACCACTGACAGTTAAATACCGCTATCAGGACATGGGCCTGATTCGTGACGTACAGATCAATGGCCAACTGACATTTACTAAACCACTGACACATAACTATGATGCAGTGGATACCATTGTTGGGTCTGCATTAGTGATTGGTGATATGCAGGCGCGTTATACACGGAAATTTGTACAGGGTTCGTGGAGTAATGCCTGGGCAGATGAGCCAAGCTCAAGCATTTTAGCGAACTACAATGACTCGCTCTATCCACTTCAGGTTAGCAATAAGGGTGCGATTCAGGAACGCTGGGCTTTGATTTTCACGGATAACACGAATTTCCGTTGTGTTGGTGAATACTCAGGTCAGATCGGTACAGGAAGTGTGAATGCTGATTTTGCACCAATTAACCCTGTGACTGGCTTGCCATATTTCACAGTGAAAAAAGAAGGTTGGGGTGCAGGTTGGGCGAATGGTAACGTCTTGCGCTTCAATACAGTGGCAGCAAACTTTCCGGTCTGGGTGATTCGTACAGTGAAACAGTCAGAGCCAGCAGTACTGTCAGACCAGTTCCAGATCATGTTGCGTGGTGATATTGATCGGGTTGTTTAAAATTTAAATCAAATATGACCGCTTTGTGCGGTCTTTTTTATGAGTGAAGAAAAATGGTCGGATTAGTAAAACATTACGCAAATACAATGAAGGGAATTCCTCAGTTGACGAACAATTGGGGTGCAATGATTACGTTATTAGATGCAGTCTTAGTGAATGGTTTCAACCATGTGCCAGTGATTAGCGTGAGCAAGTCAACACCCACAGCTATTACCGCAACAATTAACCTGGGTAGTGGTCATGGTTTTATTGACCGTCAAGTGGTGCGCATTGCAGGCTCAATAAACGGATGGGATGGGGATTATAAAGTTTTAAGTGTAGATGGTGCGTCAATTACAGTTGAATGTACCTCAGATCACCCAATTGTGATTTTAGGCACAGCAACATGTTTCACCGCGCCTCTCGATTTTGAAATTGTGTATCAAACACATGCAATATCAACTGAGCCAAAACGTGCATATCGATCAACCGATCCTGAATCGCTCGGCTTGATTTTGCTTGTACATGATTTTTGTGTAAGCGGTGCGTTAGTAACGGGTGCTAAATTTGCAAAAGTTGGTATTACTGAAAATGTGGACAGCAATGGCAATGCGGTTGGTAATTTTATGCCGTTTAGCGCTGAAAACATCAATGAAAATTGGGAATGGGATGGCACACACCATGGTCGTGCAAAATGGTACTATGCGGCAGCTGATTACTTAAGTACAAGCTACTCATACACAGACAGAGATAACTCATCCAACACGAATCGTGGTTTTACTATTGTTGGTGATGGTAGCTCTTTTGCAATTACAATTGTGAATAACAATACACCTTATCTCTACGGTGTTTTTGAGTTCTTTGATTGTGAGATTCAGGGTCGCAATCTGCTGTTTTCGGCAGCAAATATAAATAGCAGGATTGCTCAAAATACAAGCGTTTCAATCACCTCGCGGTGCGGATTGTGTGCTGGATTTTTTGAAGGTGATGCATCCCAAAGAGGTCTACTATGGTATGACGAGCAGGCGATTAGACAAGACAAAACACTCACAAGAGCTGTAATGCTGGGATTTATGAGTGCCAGTGTTCAGCCAGCAGCAATCACCACGAATAGTCCTGTTTTTATGCAAATGCCAATTGTTGATTCAAGTTTTAAGCTGCGCGGTGTTGTGCCGTTTGTGCGTTTGCAGTTCGGGCAAATTACTGGCGATAGGTACACGGATGACGGTTTAGTGCGGTCATATAATCACAGCGCAGGGGCAAACGGCTATGTTAATTTTGGATTAAGTTTGGAGATGCAATAGTGCTATTTAGAATACTAAATACAGGTTTATCGAGCAGTAAGATTGCAGTTATTGCTGGTCAAACACGTGAAATGGGGGTAGTAAAATCAAAAACTATTCGCATTTACAATCGCAGCAATGGCGCACTGTTAAAGCAAATAAAAAGTGATGCGGATGGTTATTATAAAGCTTATCTGCCATACGATTTATCATACTTGATTGTGGGTATTGATGAAAATAAAATATTTAACGCGACAGTGCAAGATAACGTGAGACCGAAATGAGTAAAACTTCAGTCAAAGCCCGGCTTGGTATGATTCAAGCCTTTGCCAATTTTATGGATAACGGTAGCCAAAGTGCTACCGTTATTTTTTATGAGGGTATGCAGCCCGCCAGTCCTGCTATTGCAGCAGATTCAAACAATGCCCTAGTGACACTGACATTTCCCGAGCCGTGCATCAAAGAAACTACGGCCACTTATGTAGAGCTTCATCCGACCGACACAGCAACGGTCATCAAAACCGGCACTGCAACCTGGGCGCGTATTTTTAATGGTGCAGGTGAAGTCGCTGCTGATCTGACAGTGGGTACTGATATATCGTTGGCTAATACCAATTTAGCTTTGGGTGGCACATTGTCGGTTACCTCAATAAAACTCAGACCTTAAATTAAAAGGGTGCTCATGTGGATTTTAAAAATAAGCTCGGCACCGTTGATGCGCACAACCTAAACTTAAACTTTAAGCCTGAAAATACCGACAGTCACAACATCATTCTCAATTTTGAGCATCTAGCCGATGGCTCGACTAATCTCAACTTTGGGGATGATGTATCTGCAATTATTGATACGGTTTTAGAGACTGGTTTTAGCTTTGAAGTCACTGCGATCTATGCGGATAGTGGCGCAAATACTGCAGTTATAGACACGGTACTGGACACTGAATTTAGCTTTGAAGTCGTTGCGGTCTTTAAGGAAAATACTGATGTAATTGGCGAGATAGATACCGTCCTAGACACCAGTTTTAGCTTTGAAATTGTTGCAGAATTCGCTGAAAACCTATGCACGATTGATACTGTTTTAGATACCGCATTTCAATTTAAAGTTGAGGCTGTATTCGACATCAATCACTTGCCGGGTATATCCCTAGGTTTAGGTTTGCGGTACAGGAGAGCTATTACAGCTTTAAGTAGCATAGAAATACCATGGGCCAAGCCAATATTAAGAGTCTCAAATGAGGCTCTTTTTTATGATGAGGGTTTGGCGATTTCTAATCAGGCAAATATTCAGTATGAGCAGGCAGGATCATTAACCCGGGCGGTTAGATCCATACATGAGCAAACGACCGGTTTAAGTTTGGATGCGTATGTAATCTGGGAGAAAGGCGATAAGCGCTTTATTCACCAGCGCTACCTGCATGAAGAAACCATTAAGCTGCGTCATAACCGGGAAACGGTCTGGCAGGAAATGATCCGCAGGCGTAAAACTTTTACCTATTCGCATGACGTGGCTCAATCTTTTGAGCACCGCTTTTCATTCGAGTGGGATAAAAGCCTAGAGATTATCACTAGGTCAGATTTGCCCTGGGATAAAGCTAAAGCAATTCATTATCGCAAGCACTCGGTTCAACCTTGGCCAAAGCCTGAAATACCCAAATACGAAGGCACAGGTGATTTAAATTTTGTCTGCCTCTGTCATGGTGTTGATTCACACAATGTTGTTTTAAATTTTGGTGCAGATGACTGTATTCCAGCACTGCCAAAAAGGAACTGGTGGTATATCGTGAATGTATTAATAGCCGAGCGATTGGATACCGGCGAGAAGATTAAAGTCATGGATGGTACCTACAGTACCAGTCGGTCTCAATGGTGCTGGACCTATTCCATCACTGTTGCTCACACGGAAAAAGATAAGCTGCAGCCTATTGATGGGCAGCCGGTAATACTGAAAGTCATGATCAATGGTTTTGAGCATCATATTCTGCTGGAAGATCCAGAAGAAACCCGACGTTTTGCCAGTGTTCTTTACACTTACCCAGGGCGAAGTGTCACAGCGCTGAACTCTGATAAATATGCGCCTTCACGCTCATTTATTCAGGATAACGAGCGAACCTCTGTGCAACTGGTGCAGGCTGAACTAGATCGAGCAAATGCAGGCACAGGTCTGGATTGGAAACTGATTGATGAATTGGGTTGGATTGTACCTACTGAAAGCCTGAGTTATGCAGAACTAGCACCGATCGATGCAATAAAGCAGGTTGTTGATGCAGGCGGCGGCTTTATCTATAGCCAGAAAGCAGGTAATACTTTGACCATTTTGCCTCGCTACCAGAAAGGCTACTGGGATGCGATGACAGTTGATGATTACGACATTCTGTTATCTGAAAGCCTAGTGATGCAGCAGAACATCAAACAGAATGATGAGTATATCGCCGACTTTAATGCCATCACTGTGGTGAATAGTCGAAGTGGTGAGAGCTTGAAAGTACAGCAGCGGGGCACTTCTGGTGATGTGCCTTTAGAAACAGTCACTGGTCCATTATTTAATGTAGTGTCAGGTGCGAGTTACGGTAAAAATGAACTAGTGAAAGCCAATATTCAGGAATTACATACTTTCTCAGATATTCCGGTCAGTCAGGAAATTGGCGAGATGCTACCGGGTAAAACGATTGCCTTTAATAGTCAGTGGTGGGGTGTAATTGATGGAGTGAGTGGCAGCTTCTCACATGAAAAGGTCAATGAAACCATTACTGTGGAGCGTATCAGTCGTGACCAATCCTTTATTTGAACTGCGTAAGTTGCTTAATCCAACTCATGCCGAATACATTGGCACCATCACCTCAGTGAAGCATCCAGAGTATCGGGTACAGATTGATGGGGGATCTGGTCCAGTGCTTTGCACATCTGGCACAGCTTATAATTTAGGCGCAAGGGTATTTGTCGCCAATCAGGTAATTTTAAGGCCAGCACCAACTGGTCAGCACTCAGAAATAGAAGTTTAAGTAAAAAATACCAATCGCACCCAACCGGGTGCTTTTTTATTGCCAAAAAATAGGGGTATGTATGACTAAAGGGGATGTATATGGACTTTCTTAGTCAAGTATTGGAAAGCATAAAGAGTCATTCACACATCCTTTTTACAGGTGTGCTGGGTGCAACTTTTGGCTTTCTATTAAGCAAGGAGCCGACCCGGGATCGCTGGATAGGATTCTTTGCCGGCTTCATTTTATGTGTGGTCTTTGCTAAACCGGCAAGTTTATTTCTTGCTAGCGGTAACTACCCAGAACTATTTGGTTTCATTCTGGGCGCTGCTGGTAAAAGTACAGCTGAAGCATTGCTGAGTTTGGCTCGATCAAGAGTTCTTGGTTTAGTCAAAAAGGAGAATGAAGATGCTGCTAATCATAAGTAAGACGGCATTGGTATTGTTTATATTTTCGTTTGCAATCATGGCATTTCATCCAAAAATCCAGCTCCCAAAACACATCGATTTTCTATTGGTGTTGTCGATCCTTTTTGGAGCCGCACTTTTTGTTAAAGATGAGTATTCGCCAAGTCCGGCCGGAACCCTTTTTTACACTACAGTAAGTATTTTATTCGCACTATTTACCCGACAACTCTATATTTGGGGTAAGGGTGGTGCACGTCCTAAATTTTTTAATACGGATAAAGATGGTGACAACCCATGAAACATATTTTTGATTTCTTGCGAAAGATTAGCGGCGGCAAACTCACCCAGAAACAGGTTGATGCTGCTGACAAACTGATTGCAACTGCTTACGATGATGTCACCAGTATGCTGGGTATCGCTACGGATGAAATGAGCATCAGCCCAAGTGGTATTGATCTGATCCGTAATTTTGAAAGCCTACGGCTCAATGCCTACGATGATGGCGTGGGGGTATGGACCATTGGTTATGGCACCACAAAATACCTAAATGGTATTCGTGTCAAAAAAGGGGATACCTGCACACTGGAACAAGCCAAAAGCTACATGCAACATGACTTGAAAAAATTCGAGCAAACCGTCAATAGCGCAGTCAATGTTCCGATCAATCAGAATCAGTTTGATGCCTTGGTTTCATTGGCCTATAACATTGGACCTACCGCATTTGAAGAATCCACTTTGGTCAAAAGGCTGAATGAGAAAAATTATAAGGCGGCAGCTGATCAATTTGGCTTATGGGTAAATGCTCGTGGCAAACGCCTGCAAGGTCTGGTGAATCGCAGGAAAATTGAAATGGAGTTATTTTTAAAATGACTCTAAATCTATTATGGAAATATAAACACTGGATCGCAATTGCGGTCTTTTTCTTTTTATGGCTAGGGCAAGTTGCTTACACCAATCACTTAAGCGGAAAGCTGCGCAAGGCTGGTGAGCAGTGCACGATAAAAATTCAGAAAATAGAGCAAAACCATCTCAAAGCTCTAACCCATAAACAAAATCAAATTAACCAGATGAGTGCGGATTATGAAGCAGCAAAATCAGAGCAGCACGTGCAAGTCGAAACAGTTACGCGTGAAGTGCAAAAGATCATTGATCGTCCTGTGTATCTCAACCATTGCTTTGATGATGATGGCCTGCAGCAACTCAACTCACTTATCACCAGTGGTGCCAGTAAACCTCCTTGAGTCTTGCCCTGATTTGCAAAAACTGGAATCAGGGCAGGGTAAGGTTGTTTTGGTCTGGTCTATTGATACAGTAGCTAAATATAGCGACTGCAAAGCGCGTCATGCTGCTATTGTGAAAGTTCTTAAATAAGACTGAATAACTCACTAGAGAACAATATTCTAATAAAATAGATAAATGCCCTCAAATGAGGGCTTTGTTTTTTACTTTAATAAATAATTCCTCAATAATAAAAATAAGGGTCTTGATTATTTCTAGCCACTTTATTGCACTCTTTACACCTAATACTCTCTATAGAATAGAGTCCACGAGTTTGCTTACCTTCGGCAGCAGCAATAAGATAAAAGTGCTGAGTATCGTTAAAACTATAGTCATCCCATGCTCCACAAACAGAACACTTAATAATTTTTCTATCGCAGTAAATGTGCGGCTTTTCCATTATATTTCCTCATTATTAAAAAATTTCTAAATTCTTCTATAAATATAAAGCTCACAGTTAAGGGTATCGACTTTAACTTAGTCGGAATTTTGATATAAAAACCTTAACTTCAATTTACTCCCTCCATCCATCCACAATATCAGCCCAGTCCTGCATCATTTTTCTACGATCTGCTAAATACTTGGCATGGTTATACGATGCACGTGTTTTATTCTCATCAGCGTGAGCCAGTTGAGTCTCGATCCACTTTTCATCATAACCAAGCTCATTCAATAGGGTGGATGCCGTAGCGCGGAAATCATGTGCCGTAACGTTCTGCATGATGTATTGCAGTGCACGATTGATTGTAGTGGCTGGCATCATCCCGCCCTTATAGACACCTTCAAAAACATACTTCTTGCGGCCAGTGAGCTTCTTCTGCTTAAGTAAAAGTTGATAAACCTGTTCAGACATTGGCACTACATGCGTCCTATTCTTCTTAGTTAGTCGCATGCCTTTTTTAAGCTGCTCCCGGGTTTGTTTTTCAAAAGTAATAGTTCTTTCTTCGAAGTCAATAAATGACCACTGCAGTCGACGCACCTCAATTGTGCGAAGCATGGTATAGAACAAAAATAAAATAGAATTGACCGTTGACTCAGCACCACCATAACTATCGATCCGCGCTCTAAACACCTTTCGTTCAGCCAAACTTAATGGTCTTGCATGTTCAACATCAGGCCGTGCAATGACTTCACGCACCGCATAAGTTGGATCATTCTCAGCTCTTAATGTCGCAATGGCATATCTCATCACAGAGCCAATTTTCTTCCTATTTTCAATTGCAGTAACTTCACCAGTGCCGCGATTATCCTGACTCTTAACACGCTTTACTGTATTTTGCATAATCTTCAGAACGTCAGCAGAGGTCACATCTTTAATATTTTTGTGGCCAATAACTTTATAGATATCCTTTTCCATCGCCCGATGAAAAGCATCAACATAGGTTTGAGATTTGTCCTTCAGTCGATCCGCAGCATATTCTTTTGCAATCGCCTCAAAACTATTTTCATCACAAAGCATGGCGGCTTTTTCTTGCTGACGATGCACAGCTGGATCAATATTGTTTGCAAGCAGTGATTTGATTTCATCTTGCTTTTGACGAGCCTCGGCTAAGCTTACAATAGGGTATTCACCCAGACTGATCATTGAGGCTTTTCCTGCATACCGATAACGCACACGCCACAGTTTTGTACCGGTCGAACGAACCTCAATACACAGCCCACCCTGATCAGCAATACGGTATGCTTTTTCCATTGGTTTTAGTTTTTTTAGCTTGGTATCGTTAAGCAT